GAGGCGTAAGTAATAACCCAGCAAGACCAAGAACGACGAATACGCCGACCAAAGCAAGCAGTGCTATACCAATCTCTGCTAAACCCATATTACCAAGCGTTTGCATAACGCCTGCTAATACCCAAAGGGCACCAGCAGCCACTAGAAGCGCTGCGCTACCAGCCAGAGTTCCAGACATGGCATAAAGAGCGACTGTAATCACTAGCAAGGCACCAGCCAATGCTAGGAGACCTTTGCCCAATTCAATCCAGTCCATCTGTCCCATCTGCTCGAGCGTCTTTCCTAATATAGCTATAGCACCTGCTACAGCCACAAGTGCTATACTTTGCAAGAGCATGTTTGAAGGCAACGCCCGCACTGCTGCGGCGATAATCAGTAATGCTCCACCAATTCCCACTAATCCCTTACCAATCTCTTCCCACGACAATTTACCAAGTTTCTTCATGACATCTGTCAGAATATACATGGCACCCGCTATTATTGTCACAGAAATTGCAGTAGAGATCATTCGTTTTGGATCACCAACAAGTCGAGTAAACGCGGCTATCTCTGCAAATATAACACCCATGGTGATTAAACCTTGCTGAAGTACAGCGACGTCCATTTCACCAAACTTTTGCACGGATTGGGCCATAAGCATTATTGCGGCAGCCATACCGATCATGGCTATACCCGCTTTAATACTTGCGCCACCCTCGCCGACTAAGCGCATAAATATAGCTATTTCGGCTAACAATGCACCGACGGCAAGTAATCCTCGAGTCAATTCGTCTTGATCGACTGCGCCTAGTGACTTTACAGATTGCGCTAATAGTAGTATGGCCATAGAATATACGCCGAGCGCAATAGCGCCCTTTATCACGTTGCCCGTGGATGTACCACTCATCAACTTGCTAAATATGATCATTGTTCCTGTTAGGGCGTAGACAGCACTTAAACCTCTTTGCATTGCTTTTGCATCTATGGCGGCTAATCGTCCTAACGCCACAGAAAGAATCAAAAGTGCAGAAGCTAAAGCTATTAACCCAAAGGATTGTAATAGACCGCCTCCGCCAAGCTTACCAAACGCGGTCATAGCACCAATAAGATCTACGAATAGACCGGTTATAACGCCTAATGCTAAAGTAAGTTTCGCAGAGTCTATCAAAGACATGGCGACTAAAGAAGCAGCTAAAATTCCAACCGCTATAGCAATCATTAACAAAGTCTTTGCTTTGAGATTTTGTTGATAGGCTTCGAGAGAACCTCGAACGCCATCTAAAATATCAGTTACACCTTCGAACATTCCACCAGCTTCGTCCAACAATCCACCACCAGAACTTACAAAGTTGCGAATTGCTAAGAGTAAAGCACCAATTAAACCGGTGTTAATAACATCAAACACCTTTACAAAATCGATACTTTTCATTCCCTCATATATAGTTTCTGCAATGTTGCCAACGAATTCGCCAACAAAGCTAGCAAATCTAAATATGTATGGTAACACGGCCGCAATTGCTTTTAACATTAAACCCAAAATGCCAACCGTTCCCTTTGCTAAAGCGGTAAAAGGTTCAAATCGTACTTCAACCTTATCAAAGAATTCACTAACTGGAGAGAAGTCAACGTCAGCAAATATGTCATTAAACCACTCTCTAACCTCTAGAATCTTCTCCTTTACAAATTCTAGTGCGTAATACACTCTCACTCCGAACTCTTGCACTTTGTCTATGAGAGAATATAACCCGGTTGAAACAGATTCTGCAATGTTTCCAGTATTACGGAATTCAGTTATACGGTCTGCAAGTCCGTCTAGAAAATCTAATACTCCACCACCATCAACACTTATACCACCAGCAAATTGTAGAAGTGGTCCGAGCAAACCTTCTAGTACGTCCTTACCAATACCAAGTATAGAGAATAGACCTTGAAATATGTTTTGTACCTTATCCGCCGTCTCTTCACTTAGAATTAAACGAGCACTAAAAGCCTCTATGGCCTTGGTAATTTCAGCTAGTTTTCCCCCAAGATCCCCCGGAGGAAAAACCGATCTCCAAGCATCACCCACTATTTGCATGGCACCAGTTAAAGCTTCGAAGGAGTTTCTAATTGTTTGTATGGCAGCATCTCTACCACCTTGATCTCTCCAACTTTGAACAACTGCGTTTCTTGCATCGGAACTAGATTGGATTATTGCACCAAGATAATCACTAATTTCTGTGAATAACGCCTTGGCTTCTTCAAAGTCACCTATGATAAGTTGCCAGGTTTGAGTCCATCCAGAACCAAGAGCTTCTTGCAATGTGTCTTTAAGTTGGGTAAACGTCTTTACTTTCGTTGCTGCGTCATTAGCGGTTTGGCCAAGTTTGAGGATCGCTTCAATTTGATCTTCCGTATAACCCATGGCTGTAAGTTGTTGTTCATTAAGATCACCAGTAAATTTCTGTAACGTGTCCAGAAGAACTTCGCTTGTAAGCCATCCACTTGCAAGAGTTTCTCGGAAAGAACCTTCTTGCTCGATCATGTCGTCAATGGCTATTCCATGAATTCTAGCAGTCTCTTTTAGAGCATCTTGGAATACTTGACCACCCATGCCCGCATTAACCACCGAGTTCCAGTCCATAAGTTTTACTGTGCCAGAAGATAGAGCCTGCGATAATTGATACATTGCTGTAGCAGCTTGCTGTGAGTTTGAACCAGAAACAGCTGCTAAGTTAGCAATACCTTTAATAGCAGCAACTGATGTTTCTAGGTCTACACCTGCGGCGGTAAATGTACCTATGTTACGTGTCATCTCGGTGAAATTATAAATAGTCTTATCGGCGTAGGTATTTAACTCGTTAAGAGCCTCTTTTACATCGTCGAGAGTTGTACCCTTGGATTCTGTATTAGCCAATACGGTTTGAATCGCATTCATTTGAGTTTCATACTCATCGAAACCCTGTTTCATTGGCTCTAAAAAGCCGCTAATCATCTTTTTACCGTATTGTATTGCGGCATTTGTAAGGTTCATTATAACTGTCATGCCGACAATGCCCAAAGCAGAGAATCTTCCTTTTACTTTATCTACTCCCTCTGCTATATGGCTAACATCTACATTCTTTCCAGCCGCATCTAGATTACTAAGATTCTTAGCTCCTTCTGAAAGATCAAGGCTTTTCTTTAGTTGGTCTAAAGATTCAGTACTTTGCTTTACTCCTTTTTCGAACTGTTGGTTGTTGAAGCCCATCTCAACAACACGATTATCAACAGTAGAGCTCATATACGAGATACCTCCTTCCAGATTTCTTCTGCTATTTCATCAAATATAGGTCGCATGGCAGGATTAACATAATCATACGGAGGCACATACCCGCCAGTACCTGTACCATGTCCATACTGTATAAGAATGGCTATGTTTGAAGATCCACGTCTATTTGAGTTACTCCAAGTTATGTCATAACCCCAAGAAGTTTTGCTTATGTTATAATCCCATGATCTAGCAGTTAAACCCGTATTATAGGGAGTCGCGTTAGCTAAAGCTTGGACTCCTTTTTCTCCGTAACGGTTTAGAATAGCCATAACTTGAAGGTCTTTTGCTTTAGAAAGAAATCTCTCTGTGTTTTTAAAACTTCCTTTGTGGCTAAAAGTTATCATTATACTACCCTCGCGTATTAAGTTGTTGCCTTCTTTGGGCATTGAGGGCTCTATTACGTCTTAGAATCTCACCCTTTGACATCTTTTTAGGTTGATTCTTTATGTTGCATACATTAATTAAAGTTAATAATCGATTTAGATGCCACTTCTGGCATTCCATCGGAATTTGCAAAGCAATCATCCAATAATAGATAATTTCTGCTGTGATTACATCGCGATTAACCTTTTGTTTTTGTTCTCTTTCTGTAAAAGTAGTTGCCGTCATTGGGTTTTCTATGTATGCGCTTACCATAGCAACTGTTTTAGGGCCGAGTGCCTTGTAAAGTATGTCTGGCACATTCTGAGTTATCGTCATACACTTAATGTAATTTAACGTTTCGGCTCTTGTTTTCTCTTCTCTAGTCAAGAATGGCTTGTGGT